CAATCACGGCGGTCACTACCTCAGTTGCACCCATCTCCAGCCCTATCCACATACCCACAATTCCGAAAATGGTTCCACAAAGGATAGCAGCCATTATCTGAGGGCGCAACTTACCGACCATCTGACTTACCCCCGCCGTTGTTCTTCGCCTTAGGGCTTGTCAAAATCCCTAATTTGCCCCCCAGTTGTCCCCATTCTGGCACAGACAAATATCCGTCTTTGAACGCCTCTAGCCCCCACTCGGCAACAGCTTGTCTTTCCTGCGGGGTGTCCAGTTTGTCCACCATCCGCAAAGCCAGTTCTATCATGGCACGTTTATCCTTAGATAACAACTTCATCAATATCTTCAACATGGGAACCTCCTTTATTGCTCTAACGTCATTAGTCCTGGCAAGATAGTAGATAGCTTGCGTGAACGCCTGTCCGGCTGTATTTGTAATGAGTCTGTGTCGTAATCGTAAACCGTTTCCATGATGTAGAAGGTGCGGACATCATCAAGGGCTAAAGCAGCAGAAGCAGGAACTAAATCTTGAATGCGTATAACCTCTCCTGCCCTGATAAACCATTTAGGAACTTCTTCTAGCTTACCGCCCGAATCCGCTGTTGTCCTATAGACACTCCCATTGATTGAGAACGCTTGCTTTTGCCTGGGATATGCCTGTTCTGTAACGTGCATAGTGCCAGCATCCTCTGCGGGCGTTGCCCCGATTCCAGTGGGGAGGTTCCACTTTTCTTCTCTCCGTGGGTACAACAACAAGCTGGCTGCATCTGTAACCGTGCTTCTCTCCGTGGTTCCTGAGAACGGCAGAATGGCATTCCTTAACTCTACTGCAGACTGGTCTAGACTCAAGTTCTGGAACGAATCAAGCCAGACATGCCAATCTATTTTCGCAACAGTTCTCTTAAATAAGTAAGGCTTTCTGTCGTCCCATATAGCAAAGAACCATACCCCATGATCTGCATCGGAAACGGCAGTTAATTCATTTATACGAGTCTGCGGATATTCATTAGTCGTGTAGTTGAGTCCAACAAAGTCTACAGTTCCTTCTGCTATATTGCTCTGGTCGCTGTTGATATCCGGACATTCCTCGGTAAGCATTTCCGCAATAATTTCATGGATAAAATGACCACTTCCTGCTGTCCAATCTGTATGGTCTGCCATACTGTAAAACTGGTCACGGCAAGCATTCCAGTACCCATAGCATACTACGGTTACGCTTTCTTCACCCATCTGGATATTTAACTGAACCTCCATAACCCGACCTTCCCAAACTAAGGTCAGGCCGTCGTGAACAGTGACACGACTAAAGTGTCTGCCCTTCTTCCCTTCCCTGGACAACCAGAGCCATGCCTCTTCTCTTCTCATAGATACATTAAACCTACAGACCTTAAAGCCCCCGTTCAGTGCTGTCGAAAATTGCAACTTACTGGCTCTATCTGTTAGGTCATCCAATAGAGTGGGAGATGTTAGGTTGCCGTCATACATCCGTATCTCAAGGGCCATTATGCTCCCATCACTTGCAAGAACCTTGGCCTATAAGTTGGCTTTAGCGTAAACGTGTCCGCTATCGTATGACCGTCGCTGTTTTTCGCTAATATATAAATGCGAGTACCCTCTGGATGCAGTTCTGGAGAACGACCTAATTGAGACGATGGAAAGCTCTGCACTATATTAGAAGCATCAACAAGGTATAGACCCTTGGCCTTGCTGAATGAATCTAGCAGAATAACATCAGTACCACTCGTCTTTGTAGTGCAGTTACTGCCACGGTCATTCGGAAGCAAGAACACGAAATCCAGATACCAGTCCAGGTCTTGGTTAGCAGATGTCTGGTCTGTTGCTCCTCCAGTCCATCCACCAAATATCTTGAGCGTAAACGTAGCAGCAGTCATATTGTCAGGAGTATTTATAGGTGGAATCGTCACTGTTCCTAAGTCCAAAATGTTTCTGACACTGGAGTTTCCTGCCGATATTGTCTGAGCGTCCATAGCGATAAAACTGGCTGTGTCAGGGTTCGTATCATCCAACAGCGTAACGTCTCCATAGGTGTAACTCATACCCCATGTCCAAGAAGCAGCAGCATGAGTATTACCCCCACCAGAAGATTCTCCTATCCGCACTCCTGCAAGAACCCTATAAGTTCCCCTGGGAGGCGAGGCAAAATCAAAGTTAAGACGGTAGTATGTATCTGCAGCTAAATAGGTAGAAGGACTCCCGCTTACTTCTACATAAACGTGCCTTGCTACCCCTGCACTTTCGGAGGAAGATGAACTCGTTCCGTTGACTGTGAACGTATACCCAGACTGTGCTTGGACGTTTGCTGCAGCATCGTTTGCTTCACCTTCTACCCACAAGTCATCTCCTACCTGGCTCCCATGTCTAGCACCAGACCAGAACTCTGTGTGGGCTTGTGCTTCTGTAACCAACAACTGCAACTCAGCAGGAACATCACCACCAGTATCAGCAAAGTCTATATAGTTGCAATCTGTCTGTGCAGTCTCATCATTGTGATTCCCTATGTTTCTACTGCTTGCCCACCCTGTAGGAACGGCAGAAGCTAAAACGGCAATCACGTTATCTATATAGGCAGTTCCTGTAGCATCTGCTGCTGTAGCTTCAAGGCGCAGCCTCACAATAACCTGGGTCACGCTACCTGGTACGGTGTTATTATTGGCTGTTAGCTTAACGAATTCACTGGCATTAACGGTTGTGGTGGATACCTCAACATCTGTTCCAGTATTGTAATCCAACTCCATAACTACCTTGCAGTTGCTTAAAGCATCCACCCGAACCCAGCACTGAAACGACCAGACCTCAGCAGCATCTACATCTGTAAGAGTTTGATTGCGTTCTATAACCTGACCGCTTCCTCCTGAGTCCGTCATCACCAACTTCATAGAAGCTGCTCCACTCTTTTTGACAGTCGTGTCTCTTGTGGTCGTTCCTGTAGCTGTCTTGGTTTCTCCCCAATCTCCAAGTGCGGTTCCTGATAGTTCAAACCCTGCGTTCTGCACATAGTTCTCTATCGTTTCTTCTGCACCATAAGCAAAAGGCTTACAGACTAGGGTTAGTGAAGCCCTGGCTATCTTAGTGTTGATCCTATGCACTGGAGAGAACTCATCTCCGATAGCTAGGCTTCCATCAAGAACGTGGAAGTCTACCTGGTTGGTAGCACCTTCCCACTTCCTGCGGAGTATAACCTGACTACCTAGCCCTGTTACGCTATACTCAGCAGCCCTCTCGATTAACGAATTGATAGCATTGATATTAGCAATCAAGTTGTCTTGAGACGTTCCGCCTATAAGCAAAGTAACCTGTACTGCCCTGTTGTTATATACCCTTTGCGTAATATCGCTCCCATGTCTGGCAAGGTTCTGACCACCAACGGCTGTTCTTCTTTGAGGCACAGGGGCCATAAACGGCATCATGGCCGTGTAGTTCGTACCATCATTAAGGTCTAAGGTTGTCGTGTCATTCTGAAACGATAAAGTCCAAGCCATAACTCACTATATTCCTTCGTAATTTTCCATATCATCCTCGAACGTATTTCCAATGGAAAGACCTATATCTCTGCCAGCTAATTCAAGTTTCGCCTTAGTTGTTCTTGGCATTGTAACCCTGCCAAATTCATCGTTCCAAACCCCTCCAATACCTGTTGCCTTTAATTGAGTAGCAGTCCAATCACCACTCTCAGAGCGGGGGTCTGCAAATATCTTCATGGCATCGTTAAGGTTGCCATACCCGCCCCATCCTCCACTGCCTCCGCCACCGCCACCAGTAGCGATTGAAATACCTCCAGCACCACCTCCAGTTCCACCACCCATACCACCAACGGAAGGAAGTGCAGAGGCGACAGAAGGACTTGGTGCAGTCATGTCTGGAGGGCCACCATCCCCCCAATCGGCTCCAACTGGGAGACTCCTCTTGTAGGTATCCCATAACAACCTAGACCGATCTTCTGCGTATTGAACTCTCCTGCCAAAGTCTATATGCTTATTTCCTAATTTATCCAACGCAGTAGATAGTGTGGGTATATGGGTTCCAGCTATGTCGTTAAATCTAGTAATCAATGAGTCGAGAGGCAGGGTCATACCTTGAAAGAAACGTCCAAAGCCATTAAGCATCCCCTTCAACCCTGTTTCTGTTCTACCCTTTATATCAAAAAGGTTCGCATCCCATGCTTGTCCAAGTCCATACAGTGCTGCAATTAATGCACCAACTCCAACAACACCAGCAGCAGCAGCAGCAGACACACCGATGGCAGTAAGCCCAGTAAGAACCGCAGGAAAAATGACTACAAGTGCAGCAAGCCCAGCAAGAACAACAGCAAGGGCTGTGCCAAGGAGAATAAATTTACCAGCCCCTTCCACCGACTCTGGGTGCATAGTAGTTAACCCTGCAGTAACCTCTGTTAGTTTCTCTACAATAGGAATCAATACAGGCAGAAGCCCTTCCCCAAGCGTTTCCTTCAAATCTCCCACCGCCATGTTCAATCCTATAAACGGGTCTCTATTAGCTGCTGCAGCACCCCCTACAGCAGCAAGAACCTTAGCAAGTCTTTCTCCAAACCCAGCAGTCTTATCAAAGTTCATCCCAATACTTATCGCCTGGTTAACCTGACCAGACAATGCTCTTGTGAGAGTTCCGGATACAGTTTCAAGACTCTTACCCGATGCTGAAGCAGCATCCATAACGGCTGGCAATGCCTCCAGAGCCTTGTCTACTGAGCCAAGAATCGGAACCATTAAAGCCAATGCTCTTATCTGTTGCTCGTCTCCAAAGTTGGTCTTCCTTTGGAGCGCACTGGTCGTATCCATTATCCGTTTTTCGACAGAAGCAAAACTGATTCCTAAGTTATTTACACCTGCAGCCAGAGTAGAGACAGCCCTCCTCTGCTCCATAGCAGCAGCAACGAATGATTTGATGGCTACAGTACCAGCAACGCCTATCGCTGCAAAGGCGACACCAGCCGTTTTAGCGTGTTTGGTAAGGCTCTGTAAGCGAGTGCCAACATCCTTAAATCCACGCTCTGCTTTATCGGTATCGGCTTTTACTTTGATGATTACTTCATTTGCCATATCACATACTCGTTGACAGATTCGCTAGGTTTTGAGCCATAGACTGTTCTGGGCTAAGTTGCTGATGTTCTTGTGATTCGTGATCTCCTGCCAAGGTGGTCACATTATGAATCTCAAACAGTAAACTGATATCTTCCGTTAATAACTGCGACGGTAAGCAACTATACCTCTGGCATAGATTATCTATCATTCTGACTTTCATAAGTGTCCAGGGTTCCTTCACCACATTGCCGTCTTCATCTATCCCACCACCTACGGCCCTCCACCGTTCAAGTTCTCGTCTAAAGGGGCTGGTGTTCCTACAATCGCTTGAGTCCATTGCTCAAGAATAATGTTAGCAAGGGCTATCGGAATAGAGTGCATCCCCTTGCTGTCTGCTTCTACAGGGTTCCCATCGCTATCGAGAAGGTTCCAGTTTTCTAGAACCGCCCTACCAAATAGAGCATAGACCTCCATCTGTTTCTCGCCCTGCAACATTTCCTGTATCTCCAACCAAGTTCCAACCGAAACATCCAAACGCACCACAACCTCTGCTCCTTCATAATCTCCACTGAAGACTAGACGGGCTGTGCGCTTGGGAATACTAAAGCCGTTCACTGCTTTCTGTGTGGCTACCATGACTCCCTCCTATTTCATTATGCCCAAGTTGGTGCTGTACCGCTCTGCAATACGGCAGGAGCCGTAAAAGTTAACTCTCCTGATGACGCACGGGTTAAAGCGTAATCGGTGATGAAACACTCTGTAGGGAGCGTCTGGCCTGACATCACCAGGGTAATCGTGCGAGATGCCGTAGCACTTGCCACGGTCTTCAGTACATCATGCGACACGTTGCTTGCATCGTTGAACACCCCGTTCATGGTGATGCTGAAGTCAGACAAGAGTAATAGTCGCTCAATAGCCGCCTTGTCTACGCCTGTTACATCTTGGACTCCCCTGGGTATTGCCCAGTCTACTGAGGTCAAGTCATTTTCGATACTCCTCGCAGACCCTCCACTATCATCCACTGCCACAGTCATTGTCGGTGCTTCCTTCGCCATCTCTACCTCCTATTAGCTTTATATACTTCCTCGTTAAATTCGTCCGTCCAACGATTGTATTCCATTGCTTGACGTTCTAAATTCCCCTCATTCCTGCCATATTTATTTTTGGTGAGCCACGGGCCACGATCTAACTTCTTTTTATGCGCTCTTGCTTGACCTTTGAAACAAGTCTGCCCTGCTTCAAAATAATAAGCAACGAGTTCCCCTTCGTCCATACGTTTGCAGCTAAAGTTTTTCATTACTGATATTAGATACCTATCGTTCTTACTACCCTTCTCAACCCTCGTAACCCATCCCATAAGATACTGAGGACAATCAACCTCTCGACAGGTCGCCGTCTGCCAATGGGTGCGGCTAGGCCAGTTCGCCTCAAAGTGATTGCTATGCGTAGGCTGTAACATCCACAGACTCTCCTCGCCTGTACATAATAACGAACTTGGCATTACTGAATGTCCCTGTTGAGGTTACCCGCAAATATCGGTTCACCGTTCCGGATGCTTCCTTGCGCTCCGCTGTTGGCTCATTACCATCAGACACCGCCGTGAAGGTTATCAGGTCTGACCAGCTGGAATTGTTAGACGAATGCTGTAACTTGATTGTCGGTGCGCCACTATTGATGTCTATTAACTGTAGATAGGCGGCAATGCCATTGCTACTAGAGGAGCTATCATCCTTGGATGAACTGCTACTGGCACTTGAATGCGTAGCCTCGGCCTGTAGCAACACCCCCCATTCAACTGGAGTCCCCTGCCCCAAGCATTGCACGTTCAGGCTCAATGCCTTGTCCTGAGACTTACTGCCGTCATAGTTGATTTGCTTAGCTACCAGCCCTGCAGCCGGACTATCAGCAGCCGTCCCCCTGCAATATAGAACCTGTACATCCGTCGTCGGCAATGGGGAGAATGCAGCGTGTTCCAGATGGGTTCCATCATCGAACCAGGATGTTACCGTTATCTCTCCATCGGCCTGTCCTTGTAGTCTAACCATAGCCGCCGAGTCTATGGTTGGGGTGTCTATGGTAGCCCGTCTTGAACTCACCGTATCCATCGAGGTCACGTTGCCAGATAGGTCACGCCCCCCGACATATATTGCATCGCTGATTCCAGATTGCTTCGCCATTCTATACTCCTGTTCCTGCTAGGGTTGCGCTCCCATTAACTATAAGAGGGACGGTTATATCGGCAATGCGGTACATACTACCCCCGACATCTATATACCCATAATCGACCCGCATCTGAGTACCATCCATGCCAGCAGCATCTATGGACATAATGCTGGATTCTAAGTCTGTATCTCCTAGAAGGTTCTCCATTAACTTGGATACACTAATTGCCACTTCTGTTTCTATATTCTTTTGTGGATCGGATTCTGCTGCAAGCATATCTTTGTACACTCTAATAATGACAACGTGATTCTCCCTGGTCTGGCCTCCTGCATATATCAGGTTGACCCCCACGGATTGCATAAAGACAGCAGTATGCAATCCTTGTGACAGAGGCTGTTTAGGCTCTCCGATCTGGACAGACTGAAACAATCCTATGTCTTGCACATAGGTCTTTACTGCATCAAGGCTGCTACTAATATCAAAGGCCACTACACTCCATTCATTCTGGAGGCAAGTTGTCTAACGAACTTTCTCGCCTCATTCTTAACTTGTCGATTTAACCATTGACCCGTTTTCCTAAAAGCTGCATACCCAGGAAATCGCAGAGGGCTATTCCTTGAAGATATACCTTCCAGCCACGGCCCATAGACCACATTCCCATCACTAATCTCGCCCTTCAATCCTTGCACTTTGCCATTAACATTTCGCCTATAATGACCAGTGCTGGCCGAACCTACTCTATTTCTCTCTGCTGCCTGGAAGGACAAATACACCCCACGAGGACGAGGAGCCAGCATTCCATCAAGTCTTTGCTCACCCATCTCTACCAGTCTCCTGATGAACAATTCTGTAGTGTTCCTCGTGACCCTCCTGGGTCTATTAAATAACGGGCCACTGGCCTTTACCTCTAACCCAAATCCCATTAAACCACCGCCTCCCTGGTCTTCCGGTAATAGGCCACCATTGAAGTGCGGAGTTGGGTTACAGTCGCCCCTTCCAATTCTCTGTCTGGGAATGTCCCTGCATTAACGAACCCCGTGCCAGTTGTAGTCCTTGCCCACCCTGCGTTCTCCTGGTGGTAGGTAGATAACGCCTCGGCTAGACACCACCTGGCAACGTCATTATCTGGGGTGTACTTACTGATAGTCGCATCATCCGAATGGGATGCAGCGGTTGTACCGTTCAGCCCTCGTTCAATGGTTAGGGTTCGGTTCACATGGATGGCCGCATTGTTGCTATGTGCTGCAAGGACAGAACCATCCCATGCCCTGATAACTGTTAAGTCATTGGTGCTAACCGATACGACATACATCTGCTCAGACCCTATGCGGATGACCTCCCCCGCTACTATGCCATGACTGCTGTCCAGGGTAACCGTAACTGTAGCATTGGTTGCTGCCAGGTCGCTTCCCATATCCAAGAGGATACTCCCCCTGGCTGCAAAGCTGCGATCTGAAACGAATATCTGTTCACTATCAATTAACAGGGTGTCCCCGACATCTATCTTGCTTGCATCAGATACTACCAGGGTCGTGTCACTTGAACTAATACCACCCGAATCATCAACTGCTCCAGATGATTTTGTCTCGTTGCCCCAACCCCAGGAACCCGCAACGCTGATAGAGCGTTGTGGTGTATCCCCTGACTCGAACGAGGCTGTGCTGGACTCGTCAATCTCGATACGGTTGTATCTGCTATTGCCGTCCGGTTCTGGATTGTATGGCTCAAGAAAATAGTCGGATGAGGAGATGGTTGTGGGGCTAGTGTTCTGAGCCTTGGTTTGTAGGGTTGTGACCGAAAGCAAGTCCTGGTCTACCCATAGCACCGTCGCCAACCCTGGCCGTCGTTGAGGCCACCTGTATAGACGGGTCTGTGTCTTGGGTATGAAGTGTCTGCGAGTCCAACGTTCTATATCACGGCTTGCCGCTTCTATGATTCGTTCAATGCCATCATTAAACTGACCGCCAGTTATACCAGCGGCAATCTTAAATCGCTCTCTGCTTATATACCAATTTGCCATCTCGCTCCAATGCTTTCTATGGATAGGTGGCTATTCTAATCTGTTATGCTTTGCTTCCACCTGTCCAAGTATAGTTTCCCATCGGGCAGTTCCTTCTCCCCCTGGGGTGTATGTCTAGGATAGCCCCATCAAACGGACACGCTACAGGCGGGTCACGTTCCTCAATCGCCCTGGTTGTTTTATTCTCTTTGAGAATCGCTTGCAGTTGCTCCCACGACATCTGCGTCCGCCTTTCCATTAGGAGATGCCTGGACAAAGACCATATCTTCTAAGCCAAGACTCCACCCTTGTCCTGTGATTCCTAGCGTATCCTGCAACGCTCTAAGATACAATGCAATATTACTCTCTGCTTGCTGCTTCTGTGAATACAGCAATCGGAGGGATTCTTTTGCACTGTCTGGTATCTCTATCCTATTATCTTCTGACATAATTCTCCTCTATCTCGCTGGTACGGCGGTTGCTACGATATAACCACGGGCTTCTGCTTGGGCAATAGCCTCATTGATACTTGCTGCGGTCAGTAATAACTCGTTCAATAAAGGCGATGAACCACCAAAAGTCTCTAGATACCCCTTCCATGTATCACCGTCTCTTAGAATGTACACATAATTCCCTGACCTAGTCATGTGGGTAAGTCCTCCTACGAGTAAACATCCGAAATGATTGCTGCTATAGCCCATAGTACGTCGCTGGTGTTATCCCATGACCACGACATAGTTGTTGATGCGCCTGATGCTGTTTCGTAGCTGCCACCTTTACCACCTGATGTAAAGGCTCCAACTTGGGTCTGGCCACCACCTACAGCACCATTGGTTGCTGCTGCATCCGATAGAGAAATAGTATCAATCACTATCTGTCCTGCCGTTGTGGATATGGCCTGAGATTGAGAAGTTGTCGCTGATCCTGTTCCAGACAAAACTGTAGCTATACTGCCAGATTGCTTCACACCAGTTAACTCTATAATCTTCATTCCAGTTGAATAGTTTGCTGTTCTGTTCATTGTTGCACTGACCGTACCCGCTCCGCTAGAAGGGTTCAGCAAGCCCCATATCGAAAGCTCATGATATGGGTCAGACCCGAACTGGTCTGTCATAGCAGCAGGGCCAACGTCTACAAGTTTAGTGAAGGTCTCTGCGCTACCACCGCTCAGAGTAAATGTACAGCCTGTAGTCTCTACGGCTCCATCATCATCTCGTACTTGCATAGACACAATCAATGCTCGACCAGTCCCAGAGCCTACGGTGATATCTCCTGTCACAGGAGAAGACGCTGCTCCATAGTTTCGGTCTACACTCTGAACAAAAGCAGGAGGGCCGAAGGACGGGGCTGAAAACTCTATGCCATTTATCTTTTCGATATTAGCATCAGTCCTGCCGTTTACCTTTTCAATACTGGCAAAGGCAATACCATTTATTTTTTCAACTTCTTGTGCCATTATGCATGCTCGATTATGTCTAAGGATGGGTTAATAAACGCACTACGAACACCAGTTGCAACTCCGATAACTTGGATGAAGTCACCGTCATCACTGGGCCGAGTAGTGGTGAGAGTCCCTGGTGTTTCTGGGGCGTACAGGTCAACACCAACGGTCATATTACCGCCGAATCCACCGTCATCCCTATAGACACCATGAGTAAGTACACGAACTGAACTGCCGGCAGAACCCTGTGCTTCAATGGCAATCCCTATGACTGGCATCTTGGCAGCATCATTAGCGTCTGCCCTTCCAACCCTGCCTGTCGTTGTGCTGACATATACAGCATCAAACTGGGTAATAGCTTCAACCGCAAGAAACTCTATAACGATTCCTTGAACAGTATTATCGGTAGTCGGGGTTCCTGCTGCTGATTCAAATTCAATAAACTTACTGTCAGCAACCGCGACATCTTGTGCGAATGTAATTCCTCCACCATCAGCAATAGTTGCAGAAAGGTCACCGTCACTATAATCAATGGTGCGTATCTGAAGACTGCCTGTAGTGGTGAGTGTATTAGAGCCAAGGTCAACGGCTGCTGAGAACGTGGTTGCTTTGGCTACCGTGATAGCTTCGGAACTGTTGGTAGTAGTGAACGTGATGTAGGCATTATTGGCTTCCTCGATTATCAGGGCTGATGCCTGGTCGTCTGGAATCTTGATGCTATTCTCCCCTGCGTTGGTAAACTGCAACGCCCCATCAGCACCACCGGACAGAACCAGGTCACCGGCGATATCCGCTGAACTGGAGAGGTCTAGGGTTGCTGCATCCAATTCCCCTGTTAGAGTAACATTCCTAAATGACCCGATGTCTTTATTGGAATCAACTACTACTGCCAAACTAGCTGTCACTGACCCTGCTGAAACAGCGTCCAGGACATTCACCTCGGCTGCGGTTGTAGTGACTGCTGTGCCACCTATCATCAATTTGTTTTGGGCAATATCTATAAACGTATTCCCTGCTGTTAGTAGCTTATCTTCTGATTGATCCCATAAGAGATATGCACTGGCGGTTGCACCAAAGAGTTTAACGTCATGTCCTGTATCATCCACGCCAACTGTTAAAGTTCCAGTTAGTTGCATATCGCTTCCATCAAAGGTTAGGTTGGCTTCTCCATTGATAGCAGTAGAATTAACAAAGGTGACAATTCTATTATCCGCTCCATTGGTTGTCGCACTAACCCCTCCAACAGCATCTTCCCATGCTACCCCACTACCAGTAGAAGTTAAGACCTGTCCGTCACTACCTTGTGACCCGCCTACTGTAATATTGTCCAGTTCGGCTGTGCCGTCTACATCTAAATCAGTGCCGACAAATAGTTTCTTAGCTATACTGGCTCCACCCTCTACCCTTAATATCCCTGTATCACCAGAGCCATCAGTGGAATCTGTTGTACCTGTCAGGTCTACAACTCCTGTAAATGTAGCTGATAAGTCATCGCTGATTGTGAGTGCGGTTGCCTGTGAGTTCAGAGAACTTCCAGACCCGCCCGCATTTGCCGTCTGGAATATAATGTCTCCACCCGCTCCAGAACCTTTGCCCTGTCCACCTTGAATCGTTAAAGCCCCGCCAGATATGTTGCTCGTGGTTCCTGCTGTAGTGTTGCCTCCAGCAATGCTTACCCCCGTTCCTGCTGCATTGTGGGCTGTTGCTACAGGAGTGACAACGCTTCCGTCAAATGTCCAAACCCCATCAAGCAAGATAGCTGAACCTGATGCTGGCTCTAGATTAATCGCTGCACCAGAGTCCAGGGTCAAGGCTCCTACAGAATCTATATCTACCGTTCCATCTGCTGTTATCTGTATATTCCCTGCCGCTGCTGCCGCATCGGTAGTGACAATTGAAAGGGTTCCATTGGTTCCTGCGGTAAAGACAACGGTATCACTCGTATCACCTGTCATCGTGATGACCTTGCCATTGAGGTTTATGTCATCTATAAC